TGTTATTGACCGTATAGTATGTGGCGTTGAAATCGATGCCTACCTGTCCTATCTTTCCCACATAATAAATTTCTGCCTCATGTGAACCAAGGTGAGGCTTTGCAACCTTATTCTGCCCAATGCTACCCTGTGCCACACCATTCAGAAATACATCCTGTTGGCTAGCACTATTCGTCCTGCCATTCAACATGCCATAGTATCGATAAGAGCCACCGATAGAGTTGCTGTCGTTGAGCGAATAGTCGGCTGAGAGATATTCCGACAAGAAGCGGTTGTTGGTATCCAAATTAAAATGCTGGTCGTTGTGATAATGTTTGTCGGGCAAATTGATATCAGTGTTCAGATGATTATCCTCACCAACATGATAGTCCCTCGTCCATAAGCTATTGGCTATCTCGAATTTCCTGGTCTGATACCGGGCGTTGATAAGCTCGTAATCAGATATCCATTTGTTGTATTTACCCAAAGCATCCGCGCGTAAACTGAACCCATTGGCACGGCGCTCTTTGGTACGGATACGAATTACCGACTCCACCTCGGCATCATATTCTGAACCTGGACTTGTAATCACGGAAATCGACTTGATATTGTCGGGAGTGATGTTTACAATCTCATTATTGTCATTCACTCGCTTGTTGTTGATATAGACAATCGGTGTGCCTTTTCCAAACACGGATATCTTTTGTCCATCAACAGAGACACGTGGCAACAGGTTCAGGACATCAAAAGTGTTTGCCATCTTAGAAAGCAAGGTATGCTCTACGGCAACCTCCACTCCTCCAGGCGACATTTTATACTGAGGTCTTTCACCCTTCACTACAACTCCCTTGATTATCATCGTTTCAGGCTGCAATTTGATGATTCCCATTTCCGGATTGCTGTATATACGGCTGATAGTCTTATAACCAACGTATGTGATACGGGCTAACACCTTCCGGGAATTACAAGGAATGACAAAACTTCCATTCTCATTACTCACACCATGTCCTACGATTGTGGAATCAATGGGCGACAACAAGGTTATATTTGCATATTCGGCAGCATTGCCACTCTCATCTACAATACGTCCCTTATAACGAAGTGTTGTCTTCTGCATACACTCCACCATGATATTATCCCCCACCTGCGTCATTCTGATGGGATAGAATCCTATCAGTTGCATGATGGCATCGGGAACACTCTGGTTTCTGATGCTCTTGGTTACTCTGAAATCCTCCAGTTCATCATACACGAAGTTGATGGTGTACTTATGCTGGCGGGCGTTCAAATCCTTCAACGCCGCAGAGAACGACACATTATTATATTGTCGGGTGATGCGCTGGGCAAAAGACTGCTGAACTCCAAACAGCAGGAAGAGAAGAAGAAGCTCTCTGATAAGCTTGCCGCTAACGGGCATTGGTTTCCAAAAATCTCTCATAAATATATCCTCCTATCTTATTTCACCATCAATGTTCCGTCAATATACTCTATCTGTATGCGGTCGAAAGCATTCAAAATCTCAAGGTTCTGCTCCAAAGTCTTCGTCTTGTTCCAGTTGAAGAAGAGACGGATGTGCTGGGCACCGGCATCCACATACTCCACCTTGACATGATAGAAACCGGATAGCTGAGCCAGGATGGTTCCCAATTCAGCATCATCAAACACCACGGGTTTCATATCAAGCGAATCCTTACTCTCTGCTGTTACAGCACGAAGACTGTCATTCGTCAGCGCCTGGGTTGTTGCCATCTGTTCTGTCGCAGCCTTGTTATCCGCAGCCTGATCAGAAGCCGGGAACCCCAACCAGCCATTGTGAATCGCAGCCAAGGCTACCCCCGAAAGGAAGATGATGCCGACGATGGATGCAGCAATCTTCATCCGGTTGCGATAAACGCTCTTTGATTTGCCGGCATCTATCGCCATCTTATCCTCGTGATGTGCCTGAACAAATTCCTTCCAAGCCCCATCCACATCCACCTTCTTCGGATTGGCTTTCTTGCCAGCCATTCTCGCCATCGCCAGTTCATGGAAGAACTCCTTCACTTCCTCATCGGCAAGCAGGTGCTCCACCTGCTCGTCGGTATATTTCTCGGGATGCTCCTGCATGTCAAAGAGCATCATCCGCTTTTCTTCTTTACTCATGTTTGTCATTGTCTTGCTCATTTAAATTGTTCCTTAATCCAGTCCATCGCCTTCGAGAGATGGTTGAATACCGTCACCTTGCTCACTCCCACTTCATCAGCCACCTCCTGATAAGATTTCTCCTGAAGATAGCGCAGACGGAAAATGAGTTGCCGGATAGGCGGTTCCAGGTCTTCGATGAGAAGCATCAGCCGGTCGAGCCGTTCATCGGTCTCTTCTGAGAGAATCACGTCGGCATCATCCAGCAGCAGCTTCGCCACCCTTTCCTTCACGCTCTTATGAGCTATCAGGTTGAGACAGCGGTTGCGTACGCTCCGCATCAAGTAACCATCCTCACTCCCAGGCACCAGAACCACATCATCGGCAAGAATCTGGGCGAATACTTCGCTCACCACATCCTTGCTCTCGTCATCATCCGAAAGAATGCATCTGGCCAGATTGTACATCTTCGCGTAATGCTGACGGAATAACTGTTCTATGTCCTTTTTTCTGTTCATATACTATCTATACAGTTGAGCCAAGCGAAAAACTAAGCAAAACATCAACTTTTTTGCAAAAAATGCCGTAAGCATTTGGTTTCCAGACCAAAATACCTATTTTAAGTTTGGTCGGTCGGTGCAAAGTCGGTGTCGATTAGCTGGATTTACTAAAAATCTACTATCACTCTTTGTTTCGATATTCCTTTTAAGCTGAAGAAGAAATTGCTATATAATATAATATATCTTCGATGAGTCCGTTTTATATATAACGGATTACATGAAGCATATATTATATAATGCCTCAATTCTGCGTGTGTTATTAATATAATATCAACTAGGGCGTTTCGCTAAAAAATTAGAGAAATGACCAAAAAAAAATTGTCTCATCGCGAAAGTAAACAGGCTATCCAGCAAATAATTGGATGGACTCCCCCTGCTTTTCATCAGGCGTCGGAATGCTACGTATCCTTCAAGGCATTCGATCCTTGTATCAATACAATGCGCCTGAAGAAGATTATGCTTAACCATATTAAAGGAAAGCGAAATCAAAGAGCTTACGGAGAAGAGCTCGTTAAGCGTCTTACCCAGAAGCTTCTTGACGGATGGAATCCGTGGATCGAAGAGTCATACCCAGAGGAGTATGCTTTATTTAGTGACGTGTGCGATAAATATAAAACATATCTCGCCAAAATTACTAAAGAAGGTGGTATAAAGCCTGGAACCAAATGCAATTACGAGTGCAAATTGTCGTTTATGCTCAAGTGGGTAGAGAAAGATAAGAGGATTACTTATATCTATCAATTTAACAAGAAGTTTGTGTGCGATTTTTTAGATTACGTTCTCGTTGAAAGAAATAATACCTTGCGAACGAGAAATAACTATATTGGTTGGCTGAAATCGTTTTCCGGCTATCTCATAGAGAGAGGGTATGTCCAGAAGGATCCGACTGAAGGCGTTAACGCCTCCACAAAACTGGGTCCGAAGAATCGAAGTGTCATACCAAATGACGTACTATTGCAAATTAAGTCATATCTAGAGAAGGAGAATAAGCACTTTCTTTTAGCCTGTTATATCCTTCACTACTTGTTTGTTCGTCCTCACGAGATGACTTTTCTGAAAATCAAGGATATATCTAGGGAAAAGAAGACATTAACTCTTAATGGCGCATATACTAAAAATGGGCATGATGCCATCGTTACTATCCCGAATCATGTCATCGCATTGATGGAAGAATTGGATATTTTTTCAGCGCCGCCCGACTTCTATCTTTTCGGGAAAAAGTTCCGCCCAGGAATGACGCCGATACTGGCTGAAAGATTCTCTAGATTTTGGGTCGACAATGTAAAAAAGACGTTGGGATTAAGTGATTTCTATAAATTCTACAGCCTGAAGGATACGGGAATCACTAATATGATTAAAGCAAAAACCGATCTACTTACGGTAAGAGATCAAGCCAGACACTCGTCAGTGAAGGTTACAAACATCTACACCCCTCAGGATTGCAAAGAAGCGAATCGTGATCTTATAGGGTATGAAGGCGTATTTTAATATAATGATTGTAGGAGATTTTTCTCCTACAATCCTACTTTCCTACAAATCACGCGGATAGCACTCTACATGTATGCGCCCTTCGATGATGTAAAAACATCAAAGAAACCTGCTACCTCAGCCCGATCTCGTATTATGATACGTTTAGAGTTCTCTTGCAAGAACTTCTTGGGCTATCTGCTTAGCTTGTATTCTCCAGGCCTGATAAGCATCGAACTCTGCTTCGTGGCTCTTATCTCCATCTCCTCGATTGGCCAAGATTGCCTCTACCTGATTCTGGCTGTATTTGGTTCGTACCAAACCTGCCGTGAAATCACTGTAAGTAGCAGACTTTGCCTTAATCTTGGTAGAACCATCGGCTTCATCACCTTCGTAACTGAAGGCGGTTTTACCCGAATCTGAAGCTTCAGATTTTGTATCTGAAGTACCGGAAGTCTCGGGATGATAGTTTTCTACTTTCTGCTCACCAATGTAAAGCAGGAAATGGTCATCGTCAAATCTGACGTAACTTTTGCGAGATAAATATACCTTTTTCATCGTTAAGTAAATTTATAAAACTTCTTTTTAAACTTGTTGTGCAGTTCTGCGACAACGGTGGAGAATGGAAGTTCATCACGACAGAAGTCATTTAGGGCTTGATCTATGAGAATCTTGGAACCTGTATATAGATAGTGCTCTACAGTTTGCCAGACCTCGCTCTCTCCTTCAAAATGGTCGATGATACGATAGCGCAGTGAGAGACGTTTCTTAGGCATCTCTTTGCTGACCAGATGAGTGCTGCCATCGGCAGCGGTCTCTTCTACCTGTACGACCTCTTTTTCTATGACAGAGTCGTCAACCTTGTAATCAATCACTTGGATGAGGAATTTGTTCTCATCCTGTCCCTCATGGCAGATAATGTCCTCAATGGACTGCTGCTGTGATTTTTGCATTCCCTCGAAAGGCACACGAGATTTGCGAGCCTTAACGAGTTTTCCGAATCTTTCCATACCGATTTTTTTATATAAGTTTTTTGAATTGGCGTGAATTCCTAACCCAAGGCGTGAAGCTGCCTTGAGCTCTATTTGTCTTTGTGTAAACCCATGTTTGCGAAGATTAGCCACCTGCTTGCAGAGATCATGCTTAAACCGTTTTCGCAAGAGTGCATGGTCGGCATAGATGACCTGTCCACAAAAATCTATACCATCGCAAGTTCGATGGATTCCCCACGACTTGTTTATTGAGAGATGCCAATCACGAGCTAGGTGCATGACAGCTAACTCCGCCATCAGACGCAGGAAAACTTTGTCTTCATGGAGAATATAGATGTTATCCATGAAACGATAATAATGATGGAGCCCATGACGGCAGAACTTTTCGAAACGCTCATTAAGAAAGCTGACCCCCTCACATAGTAGTTGAGCCTGTTGCTGAGTGCGACAGGTAACAAGCATGTCGCTCACATAGCGAGCTTGCCAATAGTGGAATTTTTCAGGGTCGTCGATGATACCGAAGCATCTGAGTGCCAGATAGTCGAACCGGAAGAGAAAGAGCTGCCCCAGTAGCTGGGCTAGTTTTACTCCAAGTACGATTCCTGGGTTGAACGAGTCAACTATCTCATCTATAAAGGAGAGGAGTTTTCTGTCTTTAATCTTGCGGCGATATTCACTCTTGAGCAAGTTGTGATCTATACACTGAAAATAGTGGTGAATATCAATAGGAAGGCAATAAAATGTATCTTGCTGTGGAGAGTTGAATATATCTCTCTTAATAAGATTGTAGAAATAATGAGTGCCCTTGCCCTTAGAGCCTGCAGGGCAATGGTAGTAGATGGTGTTACGTATATCATCCTCTACAGGATTGAGGGCTGCGTGTTGCATGACATGATCTATGACTGGCAACTTGTTAACCTGGCGATGCTTCGGGTATTCTATATCCTTAGGTACATACCCTGATGTATGCCAAGTCTGGGCTGCGTATGCTTCAAGCATACGCTCTATGTTATGATCTAGATTGGCATCAAATTCCTGCACACCCCTGCGAGACATCTTTTGTCGGGCATAATTATAGAAAGCCCGACGAAAGTTGTCATTTGTCTCGACTTGTGGAGAAATGTTACCAAATCTTTTCATAAGCGGTGTAATGTCTGTGTAATTGTGTGAAACTGTGTAATGTCTGTTGTCTGCTATTTTTTATCCTATAACCTTCGACCGGATGACCCTATTGTCATCATCTACCAGCTAGATGAACTATGTGTATGTTTCGCCATGGGGCGAGGTCTGACCCTGTTGTCTCGAACGGAGAGCAAACACCCCGTATTGAGATATGTTAAAGTTGAGAGCGGCGCCGTAGTTCACGTTGGCATTCGAGACATCATTGTTATCGTTGAGCGTCGAAAGACCGCATTGACCACCATTGTTAACACTACCACCACGAAGGCAGAGACGGAAACCAGCACCTAGGGTCACAACCTGATATTATTATGAATACCGCTGCAAAGATACTAAAAATAATCGGTATGGAAGTATGTCAAAGAACTTTTTTCTAAAATTTTTTATCGCCGACCGCCAAAGGCGGTTATTGAAGCGAGCAGAGCTCGCTGGGTGCTTCGGCTTCGCCGTGTGTACTCAGGTCTCTTATGTACACCCAGTAATCTTATGTACACCCAGCAAACTCATGAAATCTTTAGGCCGCCACGTACACTGGTTCGACTGGCCACTCCTCTACTGCTTCGCAGAGAGCGGCGCCGTAGCTCACGTCGGCACTCGAGACATCATTGATATCGTTGAGCGCCGAAAGACCGCATCGACCACCATTGAGAACACTACCACCACGAAGGCAGAGACGGAAACCGCTTGTTGCGCCGGACGTATTCCAATAATAAGCACACCAGTAGGTAGTCTGGCTGCCTCCGACGGCCGTTGGAAAATTCTCCAGGTTGTCCATGGAGAGCATGGTCGCCCATCCTTCACCTTTTTTGATGGAGGTGCTGTAGGCCTTCATACCCGTCTCGTTGCCGATTGTCCATGTGCCATAGATAGATGGTGCCACGAGGTGGGTGACTGTCGTATCTTCGTTGACCCTTACGAACTCATCATCCATATGATACCAGAGATGACCGTAAGAGTTTTTAAGACCGAAGAAGGAGTTGACCTTGGCCGCATACCAGATAGAGCCGTCATCGTTGAGTACATTGACGGTAGTCTCTCCGCAGCTATCGCC